TTTTCGACCGATCCATGACCGTTTTGCGGTCACGGTGGGCGCAAGTGCAACACCACATCGCACAGTCATCAGCGATGTCATTCCAGAGTACAATTAGGCTTTTCACTCGTGCCTCCTAATAGAGGTCGCGGGTCCTAAGCCAATGTGCACCCCTGACCGTTGAGATGCGAGGATGTGAGAAGAGCTCGGCTAGCTTTCGCCGCCGAGAAGCTTCTTCATCACAGCATCCGTTGACGCCGACCACGTGCCTTTCAGGCCGTTGAAGAGCGCCAACTGGTCCGTTGCAGAGAACTGCCCCGATGCCGGGATGTCGAACACCACGTACGCAGACATGCTGCGAGGTGACGTCGTGCCGGTGATCAGGGTCGACCCTGCATTGTCGCTGTAATCACAGCGAAGGACGCGCCGAGTCCTCTTCCCGTATTGATGGGAAGCGGTAACCCGGAGCAACGAGCCTGCATTCACGGTGAGAGGTCCGGCCTGGTACACCGAAACCGCCCCCTGCTGAGAAACGCGGGGGAGGGAGACGGCGCCAGCGTCGAACGACGCACCGGGAGTGAGGCTCAGAGGTTCAGTGAACATTGACGTACTCCTTGTACATTGATGGGCAGTGGACCTACCGCACAACTCTGGTTATGCCAAGAGCTGCGACTATGGCCTGCTGGGCGGTCGAGAGTCCGTCCCAGCTAACGCCAAACCCGAAGGGGTTTGCCTTCACACGTTTCTTTACCGTTGTACGGAAAGTTATCGGTGTGACGGCGGGATACGGTGGCTTAAACATGCCACTGTAAGGTGCAATAGGATCTCGCACCTTATCCCCTGCAAAATAGGTATCTGTGACGGTTGTTGTTTCCATCACATACCCATACTGCAGAACCGTGCCGTACTGGATCAAGGAACTCAAATTCTTCATAAAAGCATTAGAATTTGAGAACCAGCCAGCGGCCCAGCTCCAGGGTGCAAGTTGCCACAGCGTATTCAAGTCCGGCTTAGCTCCAAGGAGCTCAGCCGTGAGCCGTATCCTATCACTGCGATTACCGGTCTCGTACCAGTAAGGCATGTAATAGGTAAAAGCTCCACTGAACCAGATTTCTCGTTCAATGACTCGTCTACGCATGGTCTTGTACACTGGAAGAGCATAAGACGGTTCGGGGTACAGGTTGTTATAGTCCATCGTTGAACCGATGGGGCTATATCCCAGTACCTCTATCGTCTCGTCGCTCATTTCCTTGGGAAAGCGGAACTCACGACGTACTAGACGACCAGAATCACGAATGAACTGGTCAACTAGTTTGTCTACCTTATGAGTGGCTTTTAGAAAGTCACTCAGATCGGTAATTGTAGGCATAACAGCAAAGACGGTGTTAAGATACTCACCGGCCGATGCTGCTAGAACCTCCGCTGCGCGGAGTTTCGACTTCCACAAGGATGCCCCCGGAATCGCTGGGACATCCTTTAGAAGTTCGCCTACTGAGCGAGCCGCTTGTGCAATCTGGTTCGTGGGCTGAACGGCCGCGATCGCAATCGAACCCTTTACGTTCAGAGCTGCTCTTGTTGAAGAGAGGTCTGTAAACGTAGGGGCAAGAAGGTGACGTTTGGTCGTATCACTCGCGAACACTTGACCGTTGGCACCCCAAGCGTTAGCCAACATGAAGTTGCCCGAGACTCTATAGTCTTGGCTGACGACAGGTATGGCTTTACCCTTGAAGTGCAACAGAGTGTGTCCCACCGTTGGCGGGAGCACTTCTGTCTTCTGAGTATAAAACTCAGAACCACTGTCAATGAAGGCTCCTCCTTTAGGGAGGGGCCAACGATTGCCATCAGATTCAGTAATCTGAATCCCATCGATCGGTACAGTGACGTTCTTCCTTATCGTTTTCACGATAGGAGGACCCGTCTCTGTCTCAACTCTTACTGAGAATTGAGGACCAGGAACCGTACGGCTCTTGGTCTTACCCCGATCGATGAATCTCAAGGAAAGCTCCTTCAGGTAGAAGTGAGACTGTATATAGGAATTACACTATATACAGAATGGTGATGCACTGCGCTGGGCCCCCTC